CATATTACAGGGAAAATGCATTCTTTGTGCAACCCGATCAGATTTATGCTTACAAAAGAAACACGGAGTGGCAAGCACTAGATGGCTATTGTTTCGTTAAGCCTATAGTAGCAAAAGAAACTTTTGATATGCGTAACGAGCAACCTGCGATAGGTATCATAAAATACGCTAGTGAAGGATTTAAAAAGGGGGCGCTTGTAGGTTTTAAACCGGGTATGGAATACGAATTTAATATAGAGGGTGAACGATTGTATCGTATACCCGCCAATCAAATTACAATCGAATATGAGTATCAAGGAGACGAAAAAGAGTATAATCCTAGCTGGTCACAGAGCTGTTGATGAACTTATTAAAGTCGCGCAAGAGAAAATCATTACTAATACAGAAGATGATGTATCTGCAGACCGATTAAAAAACGCTGCTGCTACTAAGAAGCTAGCGATATTCGACGCGTTTGAAATATTAAATCGTATACAAGAAGAAGAACGTATACTACAAAACAAACCAGCGGAAGAAAAAAAAGAAGCTTTTAAAGGGTTTGCTGAAAGACGTTCTAAGTAATGTACGAGCAAAACTTAGTCAAAACTGTAGAGCCTATAAAGCTTACTACAATACATAGATACAATAAAGGCAAAAAGTGGAAACACGGCTACAATAAGGAGCACGATATTATTGTATTAAGCAAAACCGGTGAAATAGGTGAAATCATAGAGGTGCAAAACCTTGTTATAGCTTTACCACCAGAGCCTAAAAACCTAAAGAAAGGTTTAAACAAGTGGGCTGTTCAGGAGTACCCTAAGGAGCTTAAAAATATTAAAAGTATATTCGACTGGCAAACGTACCCAGATGAATTTAAGAACAAGTGGGAGGGCTATATTGATGAAGAATTCAACCGACGCGACAACGGTTATTGGTTTTATAATAAAGGGGTGCCTACTTATATTACTGGCACTCATTACATGTACTTGCAGTGGAGTAAGATCGATGTTGGTAATCCCGACTACAGAGAAGCAAATAGACTCTTCTTTATATTTTGGGAAGCCTGTAAGATTGACACAAGATGTTACGGAATGTGCTACCTTAAGAACAGACGGAGTGGATTCTCATTTATGGCATCAGGTGAAACTGTCAACCAAGCAACTATCTCAAGTGATGCAAGATTCGGTATTTTATCAAAGTCCGGTAGTGATGCTAAAAAAATGTTTACCGATAAAGTTGTACCAATTTCCCTTAACTACCCGTTTTTCTTCAAACCTATACAAGATGGTATGGATAGACCGAAGACTGAACTGGCATATAGGGTTCCTGCTTCTAAGTTAACACGTAAGTCAATACAATCGCAAGAAGAAAGAATACAACTTGAGGGTCTTGATACAACGATTGACTGGAAAAATACAGGAGACAACTCTTATGATGGTGAAAAGCTTAAGCTGCTTGTGCATGATGAAAGTGGCAAGTGGGAAAAGCCAGATAACATACTAAACAACTGGCGGGTAACTAAAACGTGTTTACGTCTTGGTTCTCGCATCATTGGTAAGTGTTTAATGGGTAGCACATCAAACTCTTTAGACAAAGGCGGTAACAACTTTAAGAAGTTGTATTTAGATTCAGATGTAACCAAACGAAACAATAACGGCCAAACAAAATCGGGATTGTACTCACTCTTTATACCAATGGAGTGGAACTATGAAGGATTTATTGATGAGTACGGGCAGCCAGTATTTAATACACCTGAAGAAAAAACTATAGACCCGCATGGCGATAGCATCGAGGTTGGTGTTATAGATTATTGGAAAAACGAAGTTGAAGGTCTTAAACAAGACCAAGATGCTTTAAACGAATACTACCGCCAATTTCCACGTACCACGGACCATGCTTTCCGTGATGAAAGCAAAAATAGTATTTTTAACTTAGCAAAAATCTACGAACAGGTTGATTATAATGCAGACTTGCGTAATACTAATACTGTAACGCGTGGGAGTTTTCAGTGGGAAAACGGAGTTAAGGATACTAAAGTAGTGTTTATGCCAAACCCTTCGGGCCGCTTTAATGTGTCTTGGGTACCTGGTTTAAACCTGCAAAATAAGTATACAGTTAAAAACGGTATCAAATACCCAGGCAACGAACACGTTGGTGCTTTCGGGTGTGATAGCTACGATATTTCAGGAACGACTGACGGCAGGGGTTCTAAAGGTGCATTGCATGGATTAACTAAATTTACAATGGAAGATGCACCACCTAGTACATTCTTTTTAGAATACATTGCTAGGCCTCAAACAGCAGAGATATTTTTCGAAGACGTGCTTATGGCTTGTGTCTTTTACGGAATGCCAATACTCGCCGAGAATAACAAACCAAGGTTATTGTACCACTTTAAGAGAAGAGGTTACCGGGGTTATTCGATGAACCGACCTGACAGATTATGGAACAAGCTTTCCATAACTGAGAAGGAAATAGGTGGAATACCTAACTCTAGTATGGACATGAAGCAAGCCCACGCAGCTGCTATTGAAATGTACATCGAAAACCATGTAGGCGTAATAACCGAAGGTGAATACGGTACAATGTATTTTAACGATACACTAAACGATTGGTCCAAGTTTGATATGAACAATAGAACAAAATATGATGCTTCTATTAGCTCAGGTCTTGCTATTATGGCTTGCCACAAAGATTTGTACAAACCAATCGGCGAACAACAGAAAACAAAATTAAACCTAAAGATTGCAAGGTTCAGTCAAGACGGTTATACTTCAAAAATAATAAAATAACAATATGGCTAACGCAGTTGTAAGTAACTTTTTCCCCAGCCAGGTAGCTAGCGACCAAGAAAAAATGTCGCCGGAGTACGGCTTGCAAGTTGGGCGCGCCATTCAAAACGAATGGTTCGACGGCAACCAGGGGAGTGTAAGATTTAGAAGTAATCAAGACAGCTTCCATAGTTTGCGTTTATACGCACGTGGTGAGCAACCCATACAAAAATATAAAGATGAATTATCTATTAACGGCGATTTATCTTATCTTAACCTTGACTGGAAGCCAGTACCTATCTTATCTAAATTTGTAGATATTGTTGTTAACGGTATTGCGGACCGGTCTTTTGATATTAAAGCATACTCTCAAGATCCATACGGCGTTGAAAAGCGCACAGCATATATGGATTCTATTATTAGGGACATGCAAACTAAAGAGCTTAACGATTACGCGGCCGAGGCATTTGGTATTAACTTATACGAAAACGACCCAGCGGCATTACCAGAATCTAAAGAAGAGCTTGAGTTGCACATGCAGCTTACTTACAAGCAAGGTGTTGAAATCGCCGAAGAGGTTGCTATAAATACATTGCTGGACGGGAACAATTATGATCTTATTAAAAGACGCGTGTACCATGACTTAACAACAATTGGTATTGGCGCTATTAAAAATACATTTTCTGAATCAGAAGGTGTATTAGTTGATTATGTTGACCCAGCAAACTTAGTATACTCATATACTGAATCACCATACTTTGACGACATCTATTATGTTGGTGAGGTAAAAACTATCCCAATTAGTGAGCTTAAAAAGCAATACCCTGGGTTAACACAAGATGACTTAGACAAAATTAAAAGTCAAGGCTCCCAAAATTTAACCGGTGGTTGGAACAGAAGTGAAATAAACGATAACCGCTACGATTCAAATACAGTTCAAGTATTGTACTTTAATTATAAGACATACATGAACGAAGTCTATAAGATTAAAGAAACAGCTTCAGGTGCAGAGAAAGTAATATTACGTGACGACCAGTTTAATCCGCCAGCAGACGCTGAGGGATTTGCTAAGGCTTCACGTTCACTGGAAGTGCTTTACGAAGGCGCAATTATTTTAGGCACTAATACACTGCTTGAATGGGGTATTGCCGAGAATATGGTACGCCCTAAGAGCGATTACAATAAAGTAAAAATGAATTACAGTATTGTAGCGCCTAGAATGTATAAAGGCCGTATTGAATCTATCGTAAGCCGTTGTACCGGCTTTGCTGATATGGTACAGCTTACACATTTAAAGATGCAGCAAATATTAGCTAAGATGATGCCAGACGGTGTTTATATGGATGCTGATGGTCTTGCTGAAATTGATTTAGGTAACGGTACAAACTACAATCCACAAGAGGCGCTTAACATGTTCTTCCAAACGGGTTCTGTTATTGGTAGGTCATTTACACAAGAGGGCGATATGAACCCAGGCAAAGTGCCTATTCAGCCATTACAAACCGGAGCGGGTGGTCAAAAGCTGCAAACATTAATTCAGACATATAACTATTACTTGCAAATGATTCGTGACGTTACGGGTCTTAATGAAGCTCGTGATGGTTCAACACCTGATTCAAGAGCATTAGTAGGCGTGCAGAAACTTGCAGCTGCAAATTCAAACACAGCTACGCGACACATATTAGACGCAGGGTTGTTCTTAACAGCTGATACAGCAGAAGGTTTATCGCTTAGAATATCTGATATACTAGAGTACAGCCCATCGCGCGAAGCATTTATACAAAAAATAGGTGGATTTAATGTAGCAACATTAGACGAACTAAAAGAACTGCACTTGTACGACTTTGGGATTGTTCTTGAGTTGTCACCAGACGACGAACAAAAAGGCATGCTTGAGAATAACGTTCAAACCGCGTTATCCGCGGGATTGATTGACCTTGAGGATGCTATTGACATTCGTGAAGTTAAAAACCTTAAGTTAGCTAACCAGCTGTTGAAACTACGCCGCAAAAAGAAACTTGAGCGTGACCAACAGATGCAGCAAGAAAACATACAAGCACAAGCGCAGGCAAACGCGCAGGCACAACAGGTTGCGGCGCAAGCTGAGGTGCAAAAAGACCAAGCGTTGTTCCAAACAAAAGCGCAGCTTGAGCAGATGAAGGCGCAGCTTGAGCAACAGAAAATGCAAGGCGAAGTTGTAGCGAAGAAAGAGCTTATGGCTTTAGAGTTCCAATACAATATGCAGCTTAAAGGCATTGAGGTTGAAGGTCAAAAATCAAAAGAGCAACAGAAAGAAGACCGCAAAGACGAAAGAACAAAATTACAAGCAACTCAGCAAAGTGAGTTGATAGATCAAAGAAAAAATGATTCACCACCTAAAAACTTCGAATCCTCTGGAAACGATATACTTGGAGGTGGGTTTGGCTTAGGTACCTTTGAACCTAGGTAATTATAGTAATAACAATTTTATAATATCTTATCATGAGTGAAGAAACTAACCCGATAGCATCCGTCGATGAAGATGGAACTATCAAATTAGATTTACGACAAAATGCCGTTCAAGAGCAAAGCACAGATGAGGTTCCTGTACGCGACGAACCCGCAGTTAGCGAAGAAGTACCAGCAGAAAACCTCGAAAAGCCAGCTGAAGAAACTGCCGGAGAAGAAACCCCGGTTGAAGAACCAGTAGAGCAACAGCCTGTATTACAGGAAATTACAGAAGAAGAGGTTGAAGAGGCTGCTGAAGAGCTAGCTGATGAAATTGAGGAAGCTGTGGCAGAGCAAGCCGCCTCAGGCGTAGAGCTACCCGAAAACATTCAAAAAGTTGTAGACTTTATGAGTGAAACAGGAGGGTCGTTAGAGGACTACGTAAAGCTTAATACCGATTACGCGTCGTTAAACGAAGACCAATTGCTTCGTGAGTATTACGAAACAAAATACAGCGCTTACGACAGAGAAGACATCGACTTTTTATTGGCCGACAAGTTTTCTTACGACGAAGAGCTTGATGACGAGCGTGAAGTGCGTTTGAAAAAATTAGAACGCAAGCAAGCATTATCGGAAGCTAAAAATCATTTAGACGGATTAAAGTCTAAATACTACGATGAAATTAAAATGGGTTCAAAATTGAATCCAGAACAGAAAAAAGCGGTTGAGTTTTTTAACCGTTATAATAAAGAGAGTGAAGAAGCAGCAAAAGTTGCTGAACGACAAACCAGTAGGTTTAAACAAGAAAGCGCGAAAGTGTTCAACGAAAAGTTCGAAGGTTTCGATTATTCAGTTGGGGACAAGAAGTACCGCTTCAAAGTTAATAATACAGGTGAGGTTAAAGAGACTCAAAGCGATATTAACAACTTTATCAAGAAGTTCTTGAATGAAAAAGGGGAAATGAAAGACGCTAAGGGTTATCATAAATCGCTGTTCACAGCTATGAACGCTGATCAAGTTGCACAACACTTTTACGAGCAAGGCAAAGCCGACGCAGTAAAAGATAGTATGGCCCGCACCAAGAACGTGAATATGAATCCGAGAGGGGTTCATGAGGAAGTCACGACATCTAACGGTTGGAAAATACGCGCAGTTGACAGTGGTGAAAGCTCTTCTAAACTCAAGGTTAAGTTTAAGAAATAATAATCCATTTAAAATAAATAAAAATGGCTTTAGCAAACACTGGTGCTGCACTACAGCACTTAACTCCGCGTCCTGTAAAAGGATTGTTCGCGGATAATTACTTGTCCGTGGCTGACATGGACTTTACACAACAGTTCCTACCAGAGGTATACGAGAAAGAAGTTGAGCGTTACGGAAAGCGTACAGTCGGCGGATTCTTACGTATGGTTGGTGCTGAAATGCCAATGGCTTCTGACCGTATCGTATGGTCTGAGCAGGGTCGCTTGCACATTGCATACGACAACGTTAGTTCAAATGCTGGTGGTACTACCATTACACTTACAGGTTTACCAACGGGTACTGATCCTTCATCTCTAATCGGTGTAGGTCAAACTTTGGTTGTCTCTAACGGTACTGTTACTGCAAAAGCTCGTGTTGATAGCATGGGCGCTTACGCAAGTGGTGCGGGTAGCACTTCTACGCAGGTTGTTAACATTAAAGTATACGGTGAAGCAGCATCTGCTCTTCCAGTTGCTTTACGCGGTGCTGTAACAGCTTTGAATATCTTTGTATTCGGTTCTGAGTACGCAAAAGGATCAGGTGATGTAGGTAACTCATTCGACGCTTCTTTCACAACTTTCGAAAACAAGCCTATCATCTTACGTGATAAGTACAATGTTAACGGTTCTGACGTAGCTCAGATCGGTTGGGTTGAAGTTACTACTGAAGCTGGAACTGGCGGTTACTTATGGTACTTAAAGTCTGAGCACGAGTCTCGTCTACGTTTCGAGGATTACTTGGAAATGAGTATGGTTGAAACTGAAAAAGCAGTTGGAGCAATCGCTACAAATGTTACAGGTTCTGAGGGTATGTTTGAAGCTATTGAGACTCGCGGTTTAGTTTACAACGCTACTGACTTTGGTGGTGCTAACGGACTAGCTCAATTTGACGAAATCTTAGCTGAGCTTGATAAGCAAGGCGCTATTGAAGAGAACATGATGTTCTTGGATCGTTCAACTTCTTTGGGCGTCGACAACATGCTTGCTGCTCAAAATTCTTACGGAGCTGGCGGTACTTCTTACGGGGTATTTGACAATTCTGAAGATATGGCGTTGAACTTAGGTTTCTCTGGATTCCGTCGCGGTTCTTATGACTTCTACAAGACTGACTGGAAATACTTAAACGATTCAACTACTCGCGGATCTATCGGCGATATTGAAGGTGTTATGGTTCCTGCTGGTACTTCTACTGTATACGATGAGCAACTAGGTACGAACATTTCTCGTCCGTTCTTGCACATTCGTTACCGTGCTAACGAAGCAGAAGATCGTCGCATGAAATCTTGGATCACTGGTTCAGTTGGTGGTAACTACACTAGCGCAGTTGATGAGATGAATGTACATTTCTTATCTGAGCGTGCACTTTGTGTACAAGCAGCTAACAACTTCGTATTGTTGAAGTAAGCTTATAATATTGTCCTCGGCTTCGGCCGGGGGCATTATTCTTTTATCTATTTAATTATATCATATTATGGCAACAGCTAAAAAACCCGCGGCTAAGAAAGCTCCGGTTAAAAAAGAAACTACAGTAGAGGCACCGGAAGTGTCGTTTGAAACGGCAACAGAAATGCCTCCACTGCCAAAGAAACCTTCTTGGGAATACAAAGATCGCTTATACGAGTTAACAGGTCGTAAAAAACCTTTAGTGTTTACACTACCTGCAGTACACTCTGCTAAAAAACCTTTACTTTGGTTTGACGAAGAAAAAGGCTACCAGCGTGAAATTAGATACGCTACTAACCAGCGTTCTTGCTTTGTAGATGAACAAGAAGGTCCCGCAACCCTAGGACGCATCGTGTTTAGAAACGGTGTATTGAACGTGCCGAAAGAAAATGTAGTGCTGCAGCAGCTACTTTCAATGTACCACCCTTTTATGGCAAAAGGTGTTATTGAAGAATACAAAGCTGAAGCAATCGCAGAAAACGAAGTGGGCTGGATTGAATTAGAACTTGACGCTATGAATGCTGCTAAAGCAATGGACATTGATGAAGCTGAAGCAATCTTGCGCGTAGAATTCGGTTCTAAGGTATCTGAGATGAGTTCTAAGGAGCTTAAACGCGATCTCCTTGTGTTTGCTCGCCGTAACCCTCAATTGTTCATAGAACTAGCTAATGATGAAAACGTACATTTACGTAATATCGGTATTAAAGCAGTTGAACAAGGGTTGATTGCATTATCACAGGATCAAAGAACATTTAGTTACGCTAACACAGGGCGTAAACTAATGACGGTGCCGTTTGATGAGCACCCATATTCAGCACTTGCATCTTACTTCAAAACAGATGAAGGAATGGAAGTACTGAACACTATAGAAAAACGATTATAAAATAACAGTGGGGGTTACTAAGGTAGCCTCCACTTTAATCAAATAACAATATGAGCGTAAGCGTAGACACTGTTTATCAACGAGTATTAAGCATACTCAATAAAGAGCAACGAGGGTATGTTACGCCTCAGGAATTTAACCTGTTTGCCAACCAAGCGCAAATGGATCTATTCGAGCAATACTTCTATGACATTAACCAATTCGGTAGAATGCATGGAAACGACACGGAGTTCTCCGACATGCTCAACCTTCTCAATGAAAAAATAAACCTGTTCGAAGTTACTAGCGCAATGACATACGCTGGTAATTATTGGAGCACGCCTAGTAATCTGTATCGCATAGGTACACTTATATATAACAACGCAGAGGTAGAACGTATTAATAAAAATGAATTTTTATACATTAATGCGTCGCCTTTAACAAAGCCTACTGATGATAGGCCTGTATTTGTGGCGGACTCTACTGGCTATAAAGTATACGGTAGCCTCATTGTAAGGTCTTCGAATTCTACATTAAACGGTGCAGTCAGCTCAAGCGCTACAATTAA